TGCCAAGATTGAGGCCGTTGCCGACGCTGCCTGGGGCGCCGCTGAAAACGGCGCAAACTTAGATTTCTATACTACTGATGGTGATGCTGTTCAAACAAAGAGAATGAGCATTTTGGCTACTGGGGATATGGATTTAAACTACGCCACCGCTACCGCCCCCGGTGGTGGCTTTGATGGTTCTGGTTTGGTTTATAAATCGACCGTGGCCAAAGTTAACGGCTTGATCGAAACCCAAATATGGATTGATTTAGGCGCCGCCACACCCGCCTCCCACAAGAACCTTACCAATTCGATTATCGGTGAAGCAGGCGTTGCTGATGCATATATCACAAAATTAACGAATGCCGTTAATGGGTTCATAATAAGAGCGGAACTATACTGTTTAGAAACACCTGTGGCTGGCGGAGTTGCCGGCGAAGCTGATATTGGTCTAGGAGCGTCTAGCAACGAGATCGCTGCGGGTGCTGTGTACACTACTGGCACCAACCAGTCGCTCGCCGCGTTCACCGGGTTCTCCGGCGCCGCCTCGGCGGGAGCTCTCACCACGGGCGACCAAAACGTCATGGCCGCCGGATTGGACGACCTTTATTTGTATGTATACATGGCGTTGTCCGGTCAGCCCAGCAACGGCTCCGTCACCACTGCTTACACAGCCGGCCAGTTTCTCATCAAACTGTATGGCGTCGACAACATCGTCTGATAAGCCTAACCTCTAAAATTTCTTAGCTTTTTCGATAGTTATAAACTACTTAATAAAGGAAAGTAATTTTTTTGGAGATACTGTATGTCAATGATGCTAGATGAAGCAATTATAGATGCTGAAGCGTTAAGAGAAGCCGCGATTAAAAGTGCGGAATCTACCATTTTGGAAAAGTATTCTACTGATATAAAAGACGCGGTTGAGTCGCTTCTGAGTGAACAGGAAGATCCCATGGCTATGGAAGAACCTATGCCGATGGACCCCATGATGGGCGACCCCGGGGCTCTCGACGAGGACTCAGCTGAGGAGGTCCCCGATGTACCTCCTGCTGAAGGACTATGCCCATGTCCTGATATCGATACAGCTAGCGCGGCCGTACCTGTTGGATTATCTAACGTGGCTCAACCTCTTTCCGAGGACCTGGAGATTGATTTCGAGGCCCTAGAACAGGAATTGATGGCAGAGGATAACAACCTAGAGGTGGAAATTACTTCGAACTTAATTGAAGAGGTGTTAACTGAGGATGATGACCAAGAGATTGATATTCTCGACCTGGAAGAACTGGTTGAAAAACTAGAAGTAGACATTGATCCCCAGAAATCTGGGTGGATCGAGCGGCCCATCGCCGATATTCAGTTGGCGGTTGATCAGGCCGAGGCCTCCGAGGATGCTGAGGACTTCCGGTATTCTAAGGATAACAACCTTGTTAGTCCGACATTACAAGTATCTACAAAAATATCTCAAGAACTAGAAGAGGCTGTGGGCCTCCTAGGCGACGAGAACAAAATATTAAATGAAAATATCGTTTCTTTGGAATTTAAAAACGAAGAAGTGATAAAAGTTGTCACGACCTTGAAGAATAAGCTTCAGGAAGTGAATTTATCTAACGCGAGGCTTCTGTACACAAATCGCATTTTATCAAGCCCCTCCCTGAATGAGCGGCAAAAGAGTAAAATTGTCGAGTCCTTGTCAAATGCAAACTCTGTACAAGAAGCTAAGGTTATATTTGAAACCCTTCAGAGCACGGTGGGTGTATCTTCCCAACAGAAGAGACCAGAAACACTAAGCGAAGTGGTGAGCAGAAATAATTCATCCCTTAGACTGCCCCGTCAGGACGCCCAAGAGGCCGAAAACACAGGACATTTCAACCGGATGAAGAAATTAGCAGGAATAAAATAACATAAAAGGAGAGAAATTATAATGTCTATTTTAAATAAATTAACAGAAGGCATCGTTAATCGCAATCTCTCTAAAGATGGAGCTGCTCTTCGCGATAAGTGGGAGAAGACTGGTCTTTTAGAGGGATTGGGTAATGAACGATCCAAGGACGGCATGGCCGTCATGCTTGAGAACCAAGCAAAGGAACTTCTTCGTGAAGTTTCAACAATGTCCGGTGGTGATGTTGAGGGCTTTGCAGCCGTCGCATTCCCCATCGTGCGTCGAGTGTTCGGTAGCTTAGTTGCTAACGAGCTAGTTTCAGTGCAGCCGATGAGCTTGCCTTCGGGCCTCATCTTCTTCCTGGACTTCACTTTCAACTCTGCCAAACTTGGCGAGGCCACTGATGGCTCGCTATTCGGTGGTGGTGTTGTTGGTCACCAGATTACTGGTGGTGTGGATCTTACCAATCTTAACGCCGAGCGAAGCTTTTATAACCTAAACAACGGTTATTCTTCCCCGACTAGCTCTGGTGAGGCCACCTTCACCTTGATCGCTGCCGGTCAGGCCGGGGTGCCAGACAACGCCAATGGTGTTAACGGTACTGACCTCCAGAAGCTTATCAGCTACGATCCGGATCTTTCCGGTTCTTCCGTTGCTGTAGTACAGATGCCTGGTGACACTGACTGGGCTCAATTGGATGTTAAGGACTTAGTGGCGATTGCCCCTACGGGCTCTGGTTTCACCACTTGCCGCATGATTCGTCGTTTGACGTCGATTCCTACGGCTTCTGATGGTAACCTTAACCCCGTGCCAAACCCCAATTCGACTGGGTGGCTGGTCAACATGGTCTTCCAGGCTACGGGTACTCAAGCCCAGGGCGGCCTTGACGATCCCATTTGGGGCCTTGCTGGTATGATGATGGAGTTAACGGCCGCCGGCGATGACGGCGACGGTGTCTTTGGATTCCCAATCACTGATAACTTCGACAACGTTACTGTCGAGGGTGATGCCCGAGGCCTCGGTGCCATCGTTGGTGCCACGTCTTGGGGTCTTGAGGATCAGACTGCGATTCCCGAGATTGACATCAAGGTGGACTCCGTGAGTGTCACCGCAATGACCAAGAAGCTCAAGGCCAAGTGGACCCCTGAGCTTGGACAGGATTTGAATGCTTATCACAACCTCGATGCTGAGGTTGAATTGACCAGCATTCTTTCTGAGCAGATTGCTCTAGAAATCGATCGCGAGATCCTTGAGGACCTGCTTAAGGGCGCCACTGCTGGCACTCTTTACTGGTCACGCTTGCCTGGTAACTTCCTTAACCGTGAGTCTGGTGCTTCACTCGAATTGATTGACACTGCTCATGGTTATCCTGAGTTTACCGGTACTGTTTCCGAGTGGTATGAGACTCTCATTGAGACCATCAATGACGTGTCTGCTCGTATCCACCGGAAGACCCTCCGTGGCGGCGCGAACTTCTGTGTTGTTTCTCCTGAGGTTGCAAACCTCTTAGAGTTCACCACTGGATTCCGTGCCAATGTGACGGCTGATGACAACAAAGGCACCGTCGGTGCTGTTAATGTCGGAAACCTGAGCAAGAAGTGGGATGTCTTTGTTGACCCCTACTTCCCAAGAAACGTTATTCTTGTTGGACGCAAGGGCAATAGCTTCTTGGAGAGTGGCTTTGTGTACGCTCCGTACGTACCTCTACAGGTCACTCCTACCATCTTTGGGCCCGAAGACTTCGTGCCTCGCAAGGGCGTTATGACGCGCTATGCGAAGAAGATGGTCAGGCCAGACATGTATGGTGTGGTCGTGGTTAAAGATTTAGTGTAAACTAAGTTTTTAATTAAAAATTAGCAAAGCCCCGTTCTTTTTCGAGAGAGCGGGGTTTTGTTTTTTTAGGAACTAATTACCATTTAGGAGGGTACCATGCATGGCAGTCCCAATTTTAACTCCGCAGAGTAGCATTAGCTCTGTTGTACTTCCCTCGACGGGAACACATTCTGACGTTAGTGATGGTCTTGTATTCGGTATTTATGATAGCGCTGACTTTGTGTCGGGCGCCGTCGATCAGGTTTCATATGTCTATAAGAAGCTTGGCGGCGATGTTCTGGACATTGAGTTAACTTGCGATAACGTTTACGCCGCATACGAAGAGGCTGTTTTAGAATATTCTTATATTCTAAATGTGCACCAGGCAAAGAATATTTTATCTGACGCTCTCGGTGCGACGACTGCCTCGTTTGATCAGGATGGTCAAATTAAGAGTGGCGAGACACTTTCAGGTTCAAATATTGAACTTAGGTTTCCCAAAACACGATTCGAATACTCGCGTCGCATCGCCCGGGGTACCTCAACGTGGTCCGTCGTCGGCGGAGACGATACAGTATACTCAGCGTCCTTCGCCCCGGAATCGGGTGTCCAGGATTATAATTTACAAACTATCATTTCCTCTAGTGCAGCCATCTCCACCGGCTCCCTCCCGTATAAACTCCTTGTAGGTAACAAGCGCGTCGTCATTCGGGAAGTTTTTTATAAAACTCCGCGCGCCATGTGGAGATTTTATGGGTACTATGGCGGCCTCAATGTGGTTGGTAACTTTTCGACCTATGGGCAATTCGCCGATGATTCAACGTTCCAGGTGATCCCAGTGTGGCAGAATAAAGCTCAAGCAATGGCTTTCAAAGATGCTATATGGTCACGAAATTCTCATTATTCTTATGAACTACGTAATAATATCTTGCGTATTTTCCCGGTACCGTTAGATCCATCCGTTGGTATTAAAAAGTATTGGGTCAAGTTTACGATTCCCTCGGAACCTTGGGATGAGGTCTCTGACAAGGAGGAGGGTGTTTTTGGTGTAAACAACATGAATACACTACCATTTGAAAACTTGCCATACTCCAGTATTAACAGTATTGGTAAACAATGGATTCGCCGTTTTGGCCTGGCCCTCTGTAAAGAGATGTTGGGACAGATACGTGGCAAGTTTGGAAGTTTGCCGATTCCCGGCAACACAATAACCTTAAATGCTTCTGAGTTATTAGCTCAAGCTAAGGAAGAGCAAGAGAAACTGAGAGAAGAACTGAAGACAACCCTGGACGACCTGACTTATAACAAGCTAGCAGCGTCAGAGGCTGAAAAAATGGAGTCAGCTGTAAAAACCCTAGAAAGAGTACCTCAACAGTCAATTTTTATAGGATAAATAAAACATGGCCGATGACAATCAGTGGAAACAACCTGCACAACCGCCCCCGCCTCTCTTTGCTGGTAAAAAGGAGCGGGACTTTGTTAAGCAGGTTAGTGACGAACTGCTAGAAAGAGTTGTCGGACAACAAATTCTCTATTATCCGGTCAACATGGAACATACCGACTTCCATCCTATTTATGGTGAAGCTACAAATAAATCTTTTTTGCCTCCTCTCCGCGTTTTCGTGCTCGTAGATTGGGAAGGCCATCAAACTACTACTGACAAGTACGGAGTTGATAAAACTTCTTCTCTTACCCTGCACTTTCATAACAGAAGACTCACTGAGGACCAAGATTTATATGTCCGCGAGGGCGATTTTGTCAAATTTGGTGAATTTTTTTATGAGATCGTCTCATGGTCATTACCTGACTTAATGTTTGGCCAGGTCAACCATAAGATGCAAATTTCAGCCAAGTGCATAAGGGCCAGAGAGGGCGTTTTCAATGCCGAATAAAGATAAAAACGCTCTTGTTCCTGTTCCACACGAAGAGGACACTGGTGTTGAGATTCCTTTCCGCCCTTCAACCATTGAAAGCATAGACTATGCTTTATTTGATTGGCTTCAAAACACCATGCAGATTAATGCGGAAACCTTTGAGGGGTGGAAACAAATTCCCGTACTGTGGGTGACAGCCGAACGTGCTGTGCAGTCCAAGCAGTCCTCCACTTTGCGTGATGATGATGGAATGCTTATTCTTCCAGTTGTCACAATTGAGAGAACTGGTGTTCAAAAGGATTTGACACGGAAAGGAGTGATCCAAGCCAATATACCTGAAATTGGTGACTTAGTAGGGGGGGTTGGCGGTCATATCACTGTTGCCAAGAAGATCAACGTGGATAAAACAGGAGATTTTGCCAATGCCTCCGCCGCAAGAAAGTATGGAGACGTGGGCACCGGACAGATCAATTTTAATACACGTAATAAGCGGACGAGCAAAGTCGTTTACGACACTTACTCAGTGCCAACACCAGTTTACATTACGTCAAAGTATGAAATAACCATTAAAACCGAATATCAGGAGCAGATGAATGAGGTTTTGACTCCTCTTGTCGTATATACGGGCGGCGTAAACCAGTTTATTGTACGCAAAGATGGTCACATGTATGAAGCTTTCATAGAACAAGACTTTGCTTTTAACAACACAGTTGGGAGCCTAGAAGAGAAAGAGCGAATCTACGAGACCACAATTACAATTAACGTCCTAGCTTATCTGCTGGGTGAGGGACCCAACAGGACACGCCCTTCTTTCGCCCGCCGCGAAAATGCCGTTGAGATCCGGCTCCCCAGAGAAAGAGTCATGTTTGGAGACATTCCTGATTGGACTGATCGCTCTTTCCTCCGCGGAGGAGATTTAACGCCGACGCACCGTACAAAAGTTCTTCCGGTCAGTAGGCAAGAGATCGAGGCCCGCGAAACTAATCACGGGGGTGCCGGCGGAGGTGGCACATTAGTTAGCAACACACAGGCGATGATGAAAGGAGGGGGATCTTATGCTGAACACACTCCTGATGAAATCCCATTTAAACTTTCAAACATTGAAAATGTAGACGCTGCCTTGATGGAATGGTTAGACGAGCAGATGCGAATTTATTCTGATATCTATGCGGGTTGGAAGGAAATACCTGTTTTATGGGTCAGCGCCGAGCGCGCAGTGCAAATTAAGAGAGACAAGGGACTCCGTGACGCAGAAGGTGCCCTTATCATGCCACTCATTGCCGTCGAACGTACGGGTGTTAGTAAAGACCCGTCGATGAAAGGAGTGATCCAGGCTAACCTACCAGAAGCAAACGACGTGGTGGGTGGTGTTGGCGGCCATATTACAATCTCTAAAAAGATTAATGTTGATAAGACAGCTGATTTTGCCAACGCTGCAGCGTCCACTAAGTGGGGTGATGTAGGGACGGGTGGTCCTAATTTTAATGTCCGAGGGAAAACAACAAACAAGGTGGTGTATGACATTTACTCGATTCCAACACCAGTTTATGTGACAGCAGATTATGAAGTAACTATACGTACACAATTCCAAGAGCAGATGAATCAAATCCTGACTCCTCTGGTCGTGTACACCGGTGGCGTTAATCAATTTATATTACGCCGCGAAGGTAATATGTACGAAGGCTTCGTCGATCAAACTTTCAATTTTGAGAACAGCGTGGGTAGCTTGGGTGAAAAAGAGCGCTATTACACGACCACCCTCACTATTAAAGTGCTGGCTTACTTGCTCGGCGAGGGCAAGAACCGCACCCGGCCTGCGTTTGCTCGCCGTCAAAACGCCGTGGAGGTGCGTCTTCCTAGTGAACGTGTTATGATGGGCGATATTCCGGAGTGGACAGATCGATCTTTTTTCCGCGGAGGCCAAGTTATAAGTACTCACCAACTTGAGAATGTCAAGACTGGTCAAACTTTGATACCTCTGATGCCATCGCCTCGCTCTGCTGCTGCAGTTGGAGGGGGTACTGATATCATTGCGAAAGACGAGGGAACAAACTTGACCACTAAAGCTGGTTCCTTTAATTTTGTTGGAGCAGGAGTAACTGCCACCAACTCTGGAGGAGCAGTTACTGTTACGATCACAGGGAGCACAAATGGAACGACTATTAACGATGCAGTTTTCAATAATACAACTTATAGTGAGGTCCCCTCGGGCCTCGTAAACGGGGTAAACAGTGTTTACACGACTTCCCAAGATTTTATTAATGGCTCACAACTTTTGTTTCATAACGGTTTGTTAATGAGGCTGGGCGGCACTTTTGACTATACAGTTACAGATAGCGACGAAATTACTTTCACTTTTGCGCCCCTTATAGGAGATTACATACTAATTACTTATGTCCACGACGCTGCGTCGTAAATGATAAAACTATTTAAAAGGAGTATTTTTATGTTGAATGATTTTTTAGCAAAGCTTTCAAGCTTGATTGATGAGGTAAAGGTAGACACGGGCACTGCTGTTATCGAAGTTGAGCCTGAAGAGCCTGAAGAGCCTGAAGAGCCTGAAGAGCCTGAAGAGCCTGAAGAGTCTGAAGAGCCTTCCACAGAGCAGGATGATCCACTCGTTCGTATTGTCTTGGGAAAGCTGCATTATGAGCCAGTGCATAAATTACTGGTAGGTATACAACAGCGTAAAAATAAAATCCAGCAGAACGCGGCGAGCGTCGCCCTCGCACAGGCTGAGATGATGGTGCAGATCTATGGTCTTGAGCAGGACACCCAAGAACTGATTGCTGATTTGCGTCTGAAGTATGAGGTACCGCCGGGCATAGAGTGGGAGCTTCATATCCCCACCGAAGAAAACCCAGAAGCATTTTTCACCAAGAAAGAAGAAGTGCAGGAAGAGAACTAGTGGCCCGCACACAGATCCCCGGAAATCAAATTTCGGATGGCTCTCTCACTGGGGACGACATAGACCCCACAGCAGATGTTCAAGTTGGCTCTTTGGCCATTGGTTCTTCCGCAGACTCTGTCGCGGCCCTAACTGTTACATCAACAAGTAAGGGGCTGCTGCCCCCGCGTATGACACCTGCACAAAGGGATGCTATTAGTTCTCCTCCGGCAGGTCTGTTATTGTATGACTCCACCAACAACGAGTTAAATTATTATAACGGTTCAGCTTGGAAAAAGATGGACGGTTCTGCTGCAGGTACTGGGTGCGAAAGTGCTTCTTTGTATGGACAAAGTTCGGGGACCGGGTTCTCATCGGCCATGAATGCTTGCGCCGCCGGTTCAGGAACCGATCAAGGTTGGTACCACGACGGAAGCTCCCAGCTTTACACAGACAGCTCTTGTTCTAACGCTGCTTCATTGTCGTCCGGGGGCTACTTTTATCGTACCGTAAGTGCCACTAAATACTACTATTATGTAACATCTGGTGGCATTGTGAAGACAGGGCAATATGGTAGTACCACTAACTTGAACACTACTGATGGCCAGTCTTGCGGCTAATTCTTCAACGATAACAACAAGTTATAAAATAGTTTATTTTTCTTTATTAAATTAAGGGCGTTTTCATAAGAGGTTCACTACATATGGGTGAAAGTTGGGGACGAAGGTACCCCCACGAAGGAGATATATAGAACATAATTTAATAACGGAGGGAACAAATTATGGCAAGAACTACAATTAAGGGTGGGCAATTAGACCTATCCAACATCGCCGGCGCTGGCATATCAGAGGCGTCTGGTGTTTTATCAATAACAACTGCTGGTGTTACCAATGCAATGCTTGCAGATGACGCTGTTGACAGCGATGAACTCGTCGCCGGTGCAGTTGATCTCGCTCACATGAGCGTCAATTCAATTGACTCGGATCAATATGTTGACGGTTCAATCGACTTGATTCACATGAGTGCTAACTCAGTTGACTCGGATCAATATGTTGACGGTTCAATCGACTTGATTCACATGAGTGCTAACTCAGTTGATTCCGATCAATACGTTGACGGCTCAATCGACTTGATTCACATGAGTGCTAACTCAGTTGATTCCGATAACTATGTTGACGCTTCAATCGACACTGCTCACATCGCAGATAATCAGGTGACTTTGGCTAAGATGGCTGGCCTCGCAAGAGGTAAGATCATCTATGGTGATGCTTCTGGTGATCCCGCTGCACTCGCCGCCGGCGCCAACGGCAAAGTCCTTGTTGCTGACGCCAATGGTGATCCGTCTTGGACTACTCTATCCGGCGATGCTACTTTGAGCGCTGGTGCTTTGACTATCGCAGCTGACTCTGTTGAAAACAGTATGTTAGCAAACATCACTCGCGGATCTGTCAAGGTTGGCGGTGCTTCTGACGCCCCAACTGACTTGGATGCTAAGACATCTGGTCAAATCCTTGTCGGGGATGGAACAGATATCGCTTCTGTTGCAGTTTCCGGTGATGCTACTTTGGCTTCAACTGGTGCAGTCACTCTTGCTGCTGCGCAGACCAATGTTACATCACTACTTGCAACCGACATCAAGATTGGTGAGGATGACGAAACCAAGATTGACTTTGAGACGGATGACGAAATCCACTTCTACGCTGCCAATGCTGAGCAGGTTTACGTGGCTGACGGAGTCTTTGGTCCACAGACCGACAGTGATGTCGATCTAGGTACAACTGGTGTTCGTTTCAAGGACGCTTACGTTGACTCGCTCACCACCACTAATGATGTTGCGATTGGTGGTAACTTAACTGTTGCTGGTACAACCACAACTGAGAACACAACAATTATAGAGAGCACTGTAACTGTTTTACAATTTGAAGGTGCTTCTGATAATGCTCACGAAACAACATTTAAAGTTGTCGAGCCCACCGCTGATGCATCATTCTCGCTTCCAGCACTATCTGCAGGTAATTATTTCATTCCAGCTCTAGCTGATACAGCCAGTGACGCATCTGCCGCTGTAACGGCTGCGGAATTTGCACTTCTTGATGGTGGTTCTTCTGTTGGTACTACTGCTGTTGCTGATGGCGACGGTATCTTTACCAACGACAATGGCACAATGAAGCACACAACGGTACAGACTTTCCAGACCTATTTCGACGCCAATTCTGTTGGTGGAACGAGCATAGTCACGGTTGGCACAATCGGCGCTGGTACGTGGCAAGGTACTAAAGTTGCTTCGGCATTTTTGGATGATGACACTGCTCACTTGAGCACGTCTCAGACATTCTTGGGAGCGAAGAACTTCGGCGCCGCTACTCAGTTCGGCGCCACCGTGACTGTTGGTCAAGATGATGCTGGTTATGATGTCCAGTTCTTCGGTGACACTGCAAGCGCCTACATGTTGTGGGATACTTCTGCGGACGATCTGATTCTTGCCGGCGCCGCTCGGCTTGTGGTTCCTGAAGGGCAGCTTGTTCTTGGATCCGCCGCTGTGGATGCAACTGCTGCAGAGATCGACCACCTAGACGGTATCGCCGATGCAGTCTATGATCAGACTGCGGATAGTGTCGTCTTCTTTGACGCTAATAATAGTTGTTTAAAGTATGACGCTGCGAATGATTTTGCCGGCGCCGTTGCTGGTGATGGTCTCAGGGCTGCTAGCGGCAAGCTCAAGTTCAACCAGGGTTGGAACGTCTCGGGCTCGCAACAATTGGGTATGGATAACTTGAAGTATAGCTTCAACGAGGCGCTCGAAGACGCGCTTGGAGGCCTAAGCGCTATGGTTTTCGTCAACGGTATTCTCCAACACAGCGGTTCTAACAACGACTATACCGCCGCGATTACCACGGTCTCCGGTAGTGACAAGATGGTTGTTACATTTAACTCTGCTAACCAGGGTGGTGATCTGGTGACCGCTACTTACCTCTACGCACAGAGCTAAAAGGTGAATTAGTCTAAAAGATAATAGTTGTTTTTTGCCCCTCCCTGGGTTTTCCTGGGGAGGGGTTTTTCTATTTAATACTGTCCATTGGGGTAGCTAGACACTATTTATTAAAGAAAAGATTTGTTCTCACGCTTCAAGGAGATAAAGCTACATGTCTGTAAAGAAATTTAAATTTGTGTCACCCGGTATTTTTGTCAACGAGATTGACAATTCACAGTTACCTAATGAAAATCCCGCAGTCGGCCCTGTCATCATCGGCCGCACTGAGCGAGGCCCCGCCCTCCGTCCTGTTCGGATTGAATCTTTCTCGGAGTTTGTCAACGTTTTTGGCAACCCACTCCCTGGAAACGGTTCCCCCAGTGGCGATGTCTGGCGCGATGGTAACGGTTACCTATCTCCCACTTACGCCTCTTATGCTGCTCAAGCGTACTTGCGCAACAATAGCCCAGCCACAGTGGTTCGCCTCTTAGGCGCGCAGAACCAGGGCGCAACTCTTACTGGTAAAGCCGGCTGGCTCGGTAACACCACCGGCGACGCCCCCTTTGAGGGAGACGACGGCGCCGCTTGGGGTCTCTTTATGTTTGACTCGGGCTCCAACAAGGAGAACGCCTATCGACCTTCTGAAAGCGGCAACGCTGTTTCCCCGCAGACCGGTACATTAGCCGCTGTCTTCTATACCAAGACTGGCGCCGTGACGTTGAGTGGGACGTTTGCTTGTATTGGGGCAACCGACGACCCAAGCGGTCTTGTACCGACCATCCACGCCACATCCTCCAATTGTGCGTTGATTAAAAGCGATGCTGCTAACAAGGGCTTCACGGCCGAAATTCACGACTCTGCGGGGAGTGTTGTCCATAAAGCTTCTTTCAACTTCAGTGAAGGATCGAGCAACTATATTCGTAAGGTCTTCAATACAGACCCCACACAGACGAACAGCACTATTACCACAGACAATGGCCTCAAGACCTACTGGCTCGGTGAAACGTACGACCGTTATCTTAACTCAGTTGTTACAGGTTCTATTGCTGGCTCTAACTATGCCTGCATCTTACCACTATACAATACGCAACCGACCACAAACTTAGATGGCGCGGACTTTGAACAAGGTCTTGCTGTTGCAAAGAGTGGTTGGGTATTCAGCCAGGACCTTCAGACTGCAGCCGGCACCTCGAACGGCTTCACCCCGATCAACACCTCACGCGTCCAACAGTTGTTACGTTTTAATACGCTGTCCCCTGGCGATGGTGATTGGAGCCAAAAGAATCTTAAGGTTTCAATTCAAGACATCAAGGTGTCCTCTAATTTAGACGATCCCTATGGTACCTTCACTGTTGTGGTGAGAAAGGCCAATGACTCTGATAACGCAATGAGAATTGTTGAGAGATTCTCAGAGTGTAACTTGAACCCCAACTCTATTGATTATGTAGGTAATAAGATTGGAGACAAGTATGTTGTCTGGGATGACGACAATCGTCTTTATCGAGAATACGGGTCTTACAATAACCAGTCCAAGTTTATTCGTGTTGAGATGAACACAGATGTGAATAATGGTACAGCCGACGCCACGTTGCTGCCCTTCGGCTTCTTTGGTCCTCCCAAGTATACTGGGTTTACCATGTACAGTGGAAGCTCCGCAGTCCGCGGGGCTGGGAGTCAAGAGGCTACAGTCCTGGCGGACGACCTCATTATATCAGGCAGTGTCGTGGTCTTCGAGGCCTCCGGCCACCCCACCACCGCCGCCGCCGGCGAAGGGACTGCTTTCACCGACGGTTGGTGTGCTTTCGGACCCTCCTCCTCATCAGACTTCCACATCTCAGTTGACTTCCCTGAGTTGACGTATCGGTTGTCTGCCAGTGCAGGTGGTTTGACTAATCCTACAGATGCCTACTTCGGTTTGGACACATCGATTTCAGCCGGCTCCAAGCGTTTCGGCTCAAGTCTTAAAGACATCGTAGCCTCCAAGCCTGCACAGATTGATTCCTACGCACCGGCAACTGCGGCGCCGTTTGTGACCCAATACAGCACAGCGTTCACGTTGGACGACTTGGTATACTTGCCCCACTCGGCCTCGGTTTACCACCAATCTGGTTCACGGGCCCTTGGCACTTCAATGACTGCGGTGTCGTCGAGTTACGAACAAACCCTAGACATGGGTTACGACAGGTTTACGCTCCCAGTCTTTGGTGGGTTTGATGGGGTTGATGTTACAGAGCGCGATGCGTTCCGGAATACAGCCATCAGCACCACAACGGCTCCTTTTGAGAATAACAATTATGAGTACAATACAATCAAAAGAGCCATCGATGCAATAGCTGACCCCGAGGTGGTGGAGATGAGTGTTGCAACGGTACCGGGTATCTATAAGGAAAACCTCACCACACACCTTATTAACGTGTGTGAAGATCGCGCAGACGCCCTGGCAATCATTGACCTAGAAGGTGACTATAAGCCCTCTGGAGAGTCTAACGACAGTGAAGAGGATCGAAAGGGCAATGTAGCTACTACTCTTACTAACCTTAAGACCCGCGCCATTAACTCCAGTTATGGTTGTGCGTACTACCCCTGGGTTCAGATTCGGGATAACATCAGCAGCGCCTTGGTCTTCGTGCCACCTTCGGTACCGGCCCTAGGCGTGTTTGGCTCTAGTGAAGCTACGAGCGAGCTATGGTTTGCTCCTGCTGGGTTCAACCGAGGAGGCCTTACAGAGGGCTCAGCTGGCTTGCCAGTGCTCAACGTCCTACAGAAGCTTACTTCCAAAGACCGTGACAAGTTGTACGAGCAGAACGTCAATCCGATTGCTTCCTTCCCGTCTGAGGGAATTGTAGTCTTCGGACAAAAGACCTTGCAGGTTAGCCGCTCTGCGTTGGACCGCATCAACGTCAGAAGGCTTCTGATTTACTTGAAGAAGGAGATTTCACGGATCTCTGCTACACTACTATTCGATCAGAATGTGCAGGCCACGTGGGATCGGTTCTTGGCTCAGGTTAACCCCTTCCTGGCTAGCGTTAAGGCGCGCCTAGGTCTCATGGATTACAAGGTGCTCCTCGACAAGAATACTACGACGCCAGATCTTATTGACAGAAACATTATGTACGCTAAGATTTTGTTGAAGCCAGCTAAAGCCATCGAGTTTATCGCTCTTGACTTCGTGATTACAGATAGTGGGGCGTCTTTTGAGGATTAATACTAATTACTAGAGATTATGGAGATCTTATAACATGGCACAAAACAAAATTTGGAGCGACCCCACACTAGAGCCCAAGAGGCAGTTTAGGTGGATCTTCTCTTTCGGATCCGCCAGCGGTCGGCTGCCCTCTTACCTGTGTAAGTCAGTCAATAAGCCACAGTGGAAGATTGAAGAGGCTTCACATGAGTTTCTGAATCACACATTCTACTTCCCAGGCAAGGTAACTTGGGAAAAGATTACCGTTACGATCGTAGATCCTCTCGACCTCGACGCTGCAGACGCTCTAGAAGATGTCTTGAGAAAGTCCGGTTACCTCTCTCCAGATCGGTTGGATATTAACCTTAATCCCGATCAGTTAACCACAGTTTCAAAAGCCCTCTCGGCCGGCCCCAACGGAGCGCTCGGTGAAGCCTATCTCCGCCAGATTGATGCTAGCGGTGTTATTCGTGAGCAGTGGACACTCAAGAACGCTTGGATCACTGATGTTAACTTTGGTAAACTCGACTATGCGTCAGATGACCTTGTTGAAATTGAGATTGGTATTCGATATGACTGGGCATTCCAGGATTCTTACAACGCCAACGGTGGCATTATTCCCGATTAATCACTTAACAGACACCGCGTAGGTGTTATATAATGTATGTGTTAGTAAAAGGAAATAATGGCCAGAAATAATCAAAGTCGTACACGCAAGCCCCAACCACCCCCTGACATAAAAGGAGATAACGTATTTTCGTTTGTAACTCCTACTGATTTTGTAGCCCTCCCTTCGGAGGGTAAGTTTTATCCCGAGGGGCACCCTCTTTGTAACCAAGATGTGGTGGAAATTAAATTCATGACTGCAAAAGAAGAGGATATCCTAACCTCCCAAGCGCTATTGGCTAAGGGAATAGCCCTAGAACGTTTGGTAGAAAGCGTTCTCATCGATAAAGATATAACGGCCTCTTCTTTATTGGTGGGGGACAAAAATGCACTATTGGTGGCCATTCGAATTACAGGGTACGGTTCCGAATATGAGACCCAGGTAACATGCCCTTCTTGTAAAGAGGTTAACTCCTATAAATTCGACTTAGATGAGGTTAAGAGCACCCCTCTGATGACCAACACAGATGTTACCGAGCTTACTGATACTGGCACCTATATTATTACAGGCCTCACCCAAACAGAAGCCGAAGTAGAAGTGAGGATGCTGACAGGTGACGACGATAAAAAACTTACTCATCGACTTGAATCAAATAAGAAACATAATTTAGGACTGCCTCCATTATTGGAACAAATGAAATCATTTATTGTGTCAGTTAATGATAATTCTAATGAGATGTACCTAGACTCCTTTTTGCACAACCTTCCAGCGATGGACGCCAGACACCTGCGCAAGACATACGCGGCACTGATACCCGCTATTGATATGACACAACAATATGTTTGTGATTCATGCTTGCACGAGGCAAGACTGGAGGTACCGCTGACTGCGGACTTTTTTTGGCCTGAGTGATAGCTATATTAAAAACGTCTATGAAGAATTCTTTTTTCTTAAATATCGAGGCAACTGGAGTTTTACTGAGGCTTACAACCTACCCGTGACTATCCGTCAATGGTTTGTGGAACGCCTCCTTCAACAGTTGAAGGACGAAAGCCCTAACACTCTGTAGGCCACAAAACCCTTTTTTATTTTAAAAAAAACTACTTACTGTATAAGTATATACTGGGAGATGTTTCCTTCTTATGGGTATTGAATTTTTATTAGTATTAGGCCTGCTTCTCGCGATCAGCGCCATGGTACCGGCCATGGCCCACGCGGACGATGACCGTCCAGACCCAGAAGAAGAAAAGAGGATTAAACTAGAGAATCAGGAGTACGACCGGCGCGCCATCGAGCAGTCCCGGCGCCTGACCCGGGAGGCCCAACAAAGAGCGGCTATTGAGAAGCAAACCGCTGCCGACCGCCTCAGGGGCTTGGAGGATGCTAGCGAAAAAACAGCGAATTTTTCACAACAACTAGCTGAGGCGGGCCAACAAAAAGCCGCTTCGTTCACTGTGACACCTAAGCTGAACACAGCTGATTTGGAAAAAACAACGTATGAGGCTGTGAAGGGCGCCCTGGAACGAGCCGCCACCGACGGCGGCTCGTTTCTCTCAGACCATTGGGAGAAGATACTTGGCGGCATCGCCACCGGAGCCCTCGCTCTTAAAGGCCGCAAGATGTGGAAAGCGAGAAGGGCTCCACCGGTGGAACACGAGGACATCGCCCGCATGCGGGCAGCCGGCTGGTTCGACGACGCCGCCGCGGCCGGGGGTGCTGGGGCTGCTGGTGGAAGAGGCGGCCTCTGGCGAGGTAAAAGCGGTGAGGGCGGGCTTGGCGCTGGCTTTAAAGCCGGAGCATTCGGGGGCCTGGCCACCGCCGGGGCCGGCGGAATTGGCATAGGAACTTTGTTGGGGATGAAAGGGGGTGCCGCCGTGGGCGAGGGGATCGTTAACCCGGCCTTGGCCAGTCTTAAAAACATGTTTGGCGGTCTGCACATGCAGCTTAATGAAGCTACAGCACAAGTTCGTGCTTTCACAAATCTGACGACCGATGAAGATACTTTTGGTGCCTTGATTAACAATATCTACGATACAAACATGGCGTGGCGC